ATTAGCAAGAACATTGACGAAGATCTAAACAGATTGGTTCATCTCAGTGGTTTAAAGAAGTAACTGGTTAACAACTATATCAAAGGCTCAGGATCAACCCTGAGCCTTTTCTGATCTTTATATGCAAATATTACCATTTTGTTTGAACTGTATAAATAAATTTGTTACACTACTAAAGTAGAGTAACATTGAGACCAACTCATTAATACTCATTATGGAACTTATTAAGGAAAAAACATTATGGCAACATTAGCAGAAATTCGTGCTCGTCTCCAAGCCCAGGAGAATAAAGGACAGGGCAACACTGGTGGAGGAGACAGAGTCATTTACCCCCACTGGAATATAGAAGAAGGGCAGAGCTGTTTGCTTCGCTTTCTTCCTGACGCAGACCCCAAGAACACTTTCTTTTGGGTTGAACGTGCAATGATTAAATTGCCTTTTCCGGCTGTAAAAGGCAGTGCAGATAAGAAGCCGGTTCAGATTCAGGTTCCCTGTATGGAAACTTGGGGTGAAACTTGCCCAGTTCTCACTGAAGTTCGTCCCTGGTTCAAAGACAAGAGTCTGGAGGAACAGGGCCGTCGTTACTGGAAGAAGCGTAGTTATCTGATGCAGGGTTTTGTTCGTGAGAATCCCATTGATCGTGATGAAACGCCAGAAAATCCCATTCGACGTTTTGTGATCAGCCCGCAGCTTTATACTCTGATCAAGGCTGCGTTATTGGATCCTGAACTGGAAGAAATGCCCACTCATTATGAACGTGGTTTGGATTTCCGAATCGTCAAGACCAGCAAGGGCGGATATGCTGACTATAGCACCAGCAAGTGGAGCCGCAAGGAAACTCCTCTCACTGGCGTTGAGTTGGCTGCTATTGAAAAGCATGGTTTGTTTAATCTGGCCGATAGCTTGCCCAAGAAGCCCACTGCTGTTGAACTCAAGGTGATTCAGGAAATGTTTGAGGCCAGCGTGGATGGCCAGATGTATGACCTGGAACGCTGGGGCCAGTATTACAAGCCTTATGGCTTGAGCAATGGGGATGACGAGACCGCAACTTCTGTTGCTACCTCGACCACAAAGCCTGCTCCAGCAGCTGAGCCTGTGACTGAATCCAAGCAGAATCCTCCTTGGGAAAATTCAGATCCAGCTGAAGCAACTGCGCCAGTGGCAGCACCCAAAGTTAGTGCTCAGGCCAATGACATTCTGGCAATGATTCGCAATCGTCAGAAGAATTCCTAAATGTACTTTCAGTGCGGTGAGTAAAACCTCACCGCACTGATTTTTATCTATATATATACAGGTGAGATAATATATGGCAACACGTCCGTTTGATTTATCACGTTTTAGAAAAGAACTAACCAAGAGCATTGATGGTCTTGGTATTGGATTTAATGACCCCACTGACTGGATCAGCACTGGAAACTGGGCACTTAATTATTTGATCAGTGGAGATTTTAATCGTGGCATACCGTTGGGTAAAGTCACAGTATTTGCGGGAGAATCAGGCGCTGGCAAGAGTTATATTTGTTCTGGTAATGTGATTCGAAATGCACAAGCTCAGGGCATTTTTGTGGTGCTGGTTGACAGCGAAAATGCACTAGACCAGAGCTGGCTGGAAGCATTGGGTGTGGATACTGGTGAGGATAAGCTGCTCAAGCTCAACATCGCAATGATCGACGACGTGGCTAAAACCATTAGCACGTTTATGAAAGACTACAAGAGCATGTCAGCCAGTGAAGACAAACCCAGAGTATTGTTTGTTATTGACAGCTTGGGTATGTTACTAACTGCCACTGACGTTGATCAGTTTGATAAGGGTGAAATGAAGGGTGACATGGGTCGCAAACCCAAAGCTCTTACTGCATTGGTGCGTAACTGCGTTAACATGTTCGGTAGCCACAACGTGGGACTACTGGCCACAAATCACACCTACGCCAGTCAGGACATGTTTGACCCTGATGACAAGATCAGCGGTGGACAGGGATTTATCTACGCTAGTTCCATTGTGGTGGCTATGCGCAAACTCAAACTCAAAGAGGACGAGGACGGAGTTAAAACCACAGACGTACTGGGCATCAGAGCAGCTTGCAAAGTAATGAAGACTCGTTATAACAAGCCTTTTGAAACAGTACAGATCAAGATTCCCTACAGCACTGGTATGAGTTTGCACAGTGGTATGACAGATCTTCTGGAAAGAAAAGGACTGTTAACCAAGGACGGTAATCGCTTGCTTTACAAGTTTTCCAACGGCGAGGAAACTCGTGCGTTTCGGAAGGTTTACGAAACCAATGATAACAACATCTGGGAAAACATTGTCCAAGATCTGGTGCAAAATCCAGACAAGTTGAGACAAAATCGCTTAACGGAAGGAGACAAGGCTGATGCAGAGTGATCACGCAGAGTTGGCTGCAGAACTATGGAGAAACTTACTGGATTATATCCCAGCACGTGACAGGTCAGATGCGGCTGAACAAATGATTATTGCCTGCCGCCGTTTGGAATTTACAGACGACGATCTGGAAAGTTTAGCTGATTATGATCGTTATCTAGCCGAAGCAGTGGCACTGGAAGCTGAAGAACAGGAAGAACTGGATGATGACCTGGATTCAGATGACGATTACGAAGACGACAGGTACTGATGTGGTACAGTAAAGTTATTCAGGACATAACGGTGCTGCCAGATTTTCTGGAATTTTACAGATCCGAATTGGCGCAAGCCAAACTGGAGATCGCCATTAAGGGCAATCTGGAAAAACATCTGGCAGCACTGCCAGGAATCACTGAGCATAGATTCAATCAGTTACAGGAGATCGAAGCTGTGCTTAACTACCTTAACATTCAGTTGAGAAAGATTCGCCGCAAGCATTTTCAGAACTACTTGGAAAAGTATGCCAAGGCTTTGAGTAGCCGTGATGCTGAAAAATACGCCGACGGAGAACAAGAAGTTGTTGAGTATGAAGAAATAGTAAATGAAGTTGCGCTGGTTCGTAACCAATATTTGGGAATAATCAAAGCATTGGAATCCAAAAATTGGACACTCAGTAACATAGTGAAATTGAGAGTATCGGGATTAGAAGACGCGAGCATATAACAAAATGAACACAAACAAACAAAACAACAGACCCAAATGCATTCTTTGCGATAAACCGTCGGTGAAAATCAGCACCAACAAAAACACCAAGCACACCACTTGGCGTAAGTATTGCAGCGCCCACCACAATCAGATCACTGCAGCCAAGCATGGTCTAAAAAGCATAGCTCACATCACAGCAATGAGAGCTGGGTTTGGAGATGTCACTAGTCACCGAAACAGCAGTCACCCATCACGAAAGTACCGTAAAGATTATTGTGAAAATCGTGATGGTAGATTGGGATTTGTTTGCACTTATAACACAAGTCTTCCTCCCATTAGAGGAATCGAGTACCATGGGTTCCTGGATGTGGATCACATCAACGGGAATCCAGATGACAATAGACCAGAAAATTTGCAAACTCTGTGCAAATGTTGCCATGCGTATAAAACCTTGCTCAATAATGATTCTGTGACTCCGGGTAGAAAAACCATCAAGAACTTTAAAATGAACAATCCAAATTTTCGAACTTCATTTAAAGTTGACATTGTGGTAAACGAAGTGTATCCTTAAATAAAGGAGCACACAGGATGAAATCAAATTTTTTCTGGATCGGTTATTGTGAGACCACTTTTAGGATTTGGGGTGTGATACCGCTAGAACGGTCTCCAGTGAACAAAGAGATGTTTATGGTAGAAAATAAACGAGGGGCCATCCAATGGAAATCTCACTACATGATTACCCGCTACGCAACCATCTCGGGCAAAGTCAGTAAAAAGCTAGAGATCAAGTTCCACGACCAGTCAGATATCATTGATGCAGTTTGCCGTCGAACTAGCAAAGGCTACATGCCTGTTGACCTTCGTAAGCTACACAATGTCCATTTTTTCTTTCCAAATTTTAAAAAGAATCTAAAAGAAGCTGCTGCTTTAGCCCTCAACAAAGGATAAAACACAATGAAATTGGATGCTTGGATTGGTTGGTGCAAAGAAGGCACCAGCGATAAAGTTTGGGTTTTGCTGGTGCTGGAACGTAATCGCTGGAATGGCATCACACGTTACGCTACAATCTGGGGCCGGCGCGGCAGTCGTTTGCAAAGCAAGATCTTTGAAGACTGTAACTGCCAGCGAGCCATCGACGCAAAGATCCGCAAAGGATACAAACCAATTGACAAGCAACAGTTGGACACTGTGTATCCTGAGTTTGAACAGGATTTGGAAAAGGCTGCATTTTGGGCCATGCTCAAAGGATAATCATGCACATTAATGACACAGTAATGGTTCGCATCAACCCCGATACGCCTGACAAATACATAAAAATTTGGGCATTGCAAGCTCTGCGAAATTACACCTATCGAATTTATTGGGGTATACTCGATAAATCGATTGATTCCACTGTGGTACATACGTTTCGGTCCGGCGACCGTTACAAGCTCAGGCAAAAGTTGAATAATAAACATCAAAATGGATACATAGAGATTGATAGATTGCACTCTCTGTTTCAACCAGTCACTACTCAGTTGGATCAACACGATTTTTGGCTGAAACTAACT